ATTAACGGATAGTTTAGCAAACGAACCCGTATTAACTGTTACTGCATTTTGAGTACCATTACCTACCCAGAATGTTCCTGTTGGTAAGTTAGGTACGTCATTCGATCTACCTGCTCCTGTTACTACTAAGTGTCCGTTATTTCCTACAGATCCTACTACTGCTACTGATTGAATAAGATTCGAACCAACCGGTCTTACGTTAGTTAAACCTCCTGTAGCTCCTACATATAGTTTTTGACCTAATAACCAACCAGGTGTAGATGTATTTATATTTCGTATTACCCCGCTTAGTGTTGCTTGTCCCTGACCATTAACTGCTAAGGAAGCTGTACCTCTTACTAAACCGATTGCCGGCATTGTAATAGATGAGTTAGAAGCCGCTCTTTTAACTAAGTATAAGTTTGAACCCTGAATAGATGTAATGTATACCGGTGTACCTAAAGGTAAAGCAACCGTATCTACGTTCTTTATATTGATGACCGTTCTATCGGCGAAGTCCCACGTTAAGTTTCCTGCTCCATCTGTTCTTAATAGTTCTGCATCTGCTTGTCCGGTAGTAGGTATGGTTAAACCATTTACTGTTCCGGCGTTGTTAGCGTATAAAGCGTGAGAACTTGAAATACTCGTGCCTGCTACAATAGCGTAAGAAGACGATATACTTAAGTCTGCTACATTAGCGTGAGATGCCGATGTACTTGTATTAGAGTAAGAAGAACTTAAGGCAGAGACGCTATAAGACGAGGATATACTATTGTCTGCATTTAATGCGTGACTTGCTGATGTAGCTGTAGTTGCTGATGTAGCTGTACCTGCAGTATTAGCGTATAAAGAGGTAGAAGCACTTACTGCATTAGTAGCATTAGCTGCATACGAAGCCGAAGTAGAGGTGTTAGCGAACGTTGCTGTTACTGCTTGGTTAGCAATTAATGCGAAGTTAGCATTAGATGCCGATACGGTTAACTCTGTAATAAGAGAACCTGTTCCGTCTACTAAGTAACTACCACTAATCTGTGTTAGTTGCTGAAACGTTTGGTCAATCTGTTCATTGGTTAAGTTAAAGCCCATTCTATATGTTATTTAGGTAAGTTATTTTTTTTGCCGTATCCGTAATAGTTCTGCGGGAATGCTTGTGTACGTTTATCGAATACCGGTAACCCGTAATCGTTAGCATAACGTGCTCCTGCTCCTCCTCGCATTGCGAAAGGACTTCTATACTTAACCGTATAGTCCGGGTTCTGTTGGTATAGTAAGTTATTTTGGTCTAACTCCGGAAACGATCCGTTGTCTTCTAATATGTAGTTTGTAAGTCTTTGAGAGTAATAAGTCATCTTATTCTCTACCGATTGTCTTTTAACGTTGTAAGTCTGTAAGTCTACGTCTACACTATTCTCTCCTCCAGTAGGTTTAAGCAATCCGTTATTACGAGGTCTTATAAAGATTTCCTCCAGTGTTTCGTAGTACGTAGCATATAGTAAAAAGTCTTGTATATACGAATCTACTAAAGTTTTATAAACCCCTGTTAGAGACCCTGAGTCAATGTCTGTTAAGATCTTCTCGTATAGTACTGTACCTATAATAGACTGTAGGTAGTAATCTTGTGCTGTCCTAATGCAGTTTTTTATAAGTTCGGTATCTACCGAGTTATTTAAGGTAGTGAAAGCTCTTACTTTAGCCTCCGATAAAATAAAGGTCGTTGTCATACTATGCTAATATTTCGGGTTCTTCTATTTCTACTACTTCATCTACCGTAGTTTCTTGGTCTACTACTATCTCTTCTTCTACTGTTCCGTCATCTAATAAGGTACGTTGATCGATACCTAATACTGCATCGGGATAGTTATAATGCATTAAGTCTTCTAACGAAGTAAGTAACTGCTGTTGAAACGGTCTAATAACGTTAGCCTGAAATAATGCCCACGCATTTAACATTTCGTCTCTATTACCTAAAGATCCCGGTTGCTGTATACCTAATAATAAAGGTGAGGTAATACGATGGGCTGTAAGTATCTTTTGGGTAACCATATCGTTAATGGTCGTGTAATAAGTATCCGAAGAGTTTTGCTGTATCGGAGTTATAATCGGTGCCTCGTCTGCCGAAGCAACGTCCATAAATATTAGTGAACCTGCATTCTCTGTACCTGCGTAGTTAGCGTTTAGTTGGTCTTCTATAGCTCTTATTTGGTCATCACTACCGTTAGTAAACGTAGTAATAGCTAAGGATGGTGCTAAACCGCTTTTAATGTTAGACGAGTGAAAGTCGTCTATACTCGTATCTAAATCCGCTATTCTTAGAGCTGCTACATAATCCGGTAAAGGGTAATATTCTTGTCCGGGTCTGTAACCCTTATAAACGAATAGTTGGTTAGGTTCAATGTCTTTTTTTATTGGGTTGTAAATAGGTAAGTAGTCTAAGTCATCTGCTTTAGCTGTACCTACTCTATATTTATCCCATTCTGTAGAGATATAGTATCCCGGTATATGTCCTCGGTGATTCTTCTCTGCTGCTCGTACTAAAGAGAAATCTACGTGATAGACCTCTATTCGGGATCTATCCTTAGAGTATATAATCTCCATTGCGTACGAACCGTGTAGCTTAAAGTCTATTGCTATCTTCTTAAAGATGTCATTCCAGCTCTCTCCGTAAGAGTTAGCTCTTTCTAAGTACATCTCTTCGTTAGCTGTTAATCCGTCTCCTACTACACCCTGTACGATTGCATTAATAGCAGCTGCGTGTACCGAAGAACGGTTATATAAGTCTATTAGAGTCTGCGGAAAGTTATTATCGTTACCGTTTTTAACGTATTTACTCTCTCTGTTACTCTCTTTATAGCTGAACTCCCTTAGTTTATAAGGTGTTACTTTACTAAAGTTTATTTTTTTATCTGCCATTACTATCCGTGATAAGTTGTATACCTTCCTACCTCGTTAGTAGTGATATACTCTGTAAATATTGGTTCGTCACTTCCGTATACGAAAGCTCTGTCTGTGTCTATTTTTACACCTATTGCAGAAGTAGCACTACCCCATTTTTGAGAAGTACCTCCGAAAGTAAGTGTAGTAAGTCCCCATATAAGAGGACCTCCTTCGCCTATAGTAAATAGTTCGAAAGAATATTGTCCGGTATATTCCGGTAATGCTGTATTCGAAGTACTCTGTAAGACTAATATATCGTTTAATGTAGTAGTACTATTAATACGTGAAACCGTAAACTCTGCGGTACTTAAGTCTAAGTCCTGCGTTAGTTTTACTAAGAAACTACTATCTGTACTACCTGTTTCCGGGTATATACTAAAGGTATTAGTTTCGTTTTCCTTATAGAAGTTTACCATACTCGAGATTTATATAGGTAGAAAGGGAAAGCTACTTAAAACCCTCCCTTCTATCCTAATGTTATTTATTAACCTACTGTAATAGTAGTTAAAGCATCTGTTAAAGCTCCCGAAGTAGCAATCTCTTGAGCAGGGAATGGTTCCTCTGCAATAAGTGTGATTCCATACTGCGATGCATCTGCATAAGCTGTACCTGTTGCACCTGTTCCTGCTGACATTGTAGCTCCTCTGTATTGTCCAATAAGGAAGAACTGCCCAACGTTATCTGTAGTACCATTTTCGGTTTCTACGACAACTGACAAACTCGGTGCTTGAGCTAATACCTTAACGATATTGCGTAAGCTTGCTTGTAGTTTTGGGAAAGCCATTTCTACCGTTTGAGTATATCCTACTGTCCCGGCAGTAACGTCTACTGCTACTTCTTCTGTAAAACTACCTACTCCTTTATTAAGAGCCAGTTTCCAGTAAGTACCAACACCGTCTATGTTTGTAATGGTCCCAGAATTACCTCCGTCTGTGATAGTAGTGATTGAACCAGAAAGTATGTATACGTTCTTGATTCCTCCCACTGCCGAGCGACACGATAAATCTACACCATTTAATAAGTTACACGCCATTATATATAATGTATTTAGTTAGTTAAATAGAATAAAGGGGTAAATTAATACCCCCTATTCCGTTTGTGCTGTTAGGCTTTATCGTTAGAAACGATATACTGAGGGAATGCTACCTGCACTCCTAACTTAGAAGAGATTCTGTGAGACAATGCATCTTTTGCGATGTCGTACCATAATTGAAACTCTGTGAAGTCGCTTAATAAGTCTGTACCGATTGCTACGTGAGCATCAGCCATTAATACGATTCTTTCCGATCCTTGTAAACCAGAAGTACCTCGTACTACTACATTATTGAATGGGAAAGCCATTGACAACATACCTTCGTTATTCTCGATAGAGTTAGGGTCGAAGAAGTAGTTATTTGCTTTTCTTAAAGCTGCAGTATACTTTCTAAAGTTAGCTACTGACATCCATACAGATAAATCCGTGCGATCTTGAACATCCGATGGTAATGCTGCGATCATTTCGTCGATTACGTCTAATGCTGTAGTTGAATCGAAAGACCCTGTACCTGCTACTACTACTGTAGAGTTAATAGAAGAAGAAGTTAAATACTTCAATCCACCAATAGATGCTGCGTCTGTACCTGTTCCTGTCGCTGACCAGATGTGTTCATCATTTTTCTTGTTAAAGTTGCTTACCAATAAGTCTGCGTAAGTCTGTGCTAACGTAAAAGTTTCGTTGTAGCTACCTGCTGATAAAGAAGATACACCTAAGTACTTAGGGTCCATATCCTTAAGACATAAAGAATCGTAAGACGTCCTTGGGTCTACCTGAATGTTACGCTGAGTAGCAATTAAACTACCTGCTGTTGAGTCTCCTCCAACGCACGATCCTGACTGAATTACTAAGTCTACGTCGAATATATTAAGAGGTTGGCTGTATTTTACACCCTCTGTAAC